TGGGACAGACCTAGGGACTGGGACTGGGACTGGGACTGGGACTGGGACTGGAACTGGAACTGGAACTGGAACTGGAACTGGAACTGGAACTGGAACTGGCACCTCTCCCTACATCCCCCCCATCATCACCCCCACCCCCACAGCCACAGCTACGTCCTCAGACACCGCCACCTCCACCACAAGAGGACCCGTGGAGCCCATAGCGTGGAACGTGGATGCCCGCCGCAAAAAGATGTCTACAACTACCAGCGATTACGTTCCTTTCGGTGGTTACGCTTTTCAAACCTTCGATCAGACGCCATTCTCTACCCTGTCGTACCCGACCCAACCTCGAAACAAGGCTCCAACGTCCTCGGTGCAGGACGCCTACGGTACCTATCAGAACCCTGCGCAGACTCAGACGCAGCCGTATCAGAGTGGTCCTACGGTCGAGGAGTTGTACTCCTTGTTTGGAAAGGATTGGGAAAGGTAGCCAGAAAAAGAAAGAAGACCCGAGATGAATATCCTTTTTGTCCACCAGAGTTTCCCGTCCCAGTTCAAAGCGTTAGCTCCAGCCCTTGTTCAACGTGGCCACAATGTGGTCGCTCTGCTCTCAAGGTCCTTGGGCTGTGAGTACTGGGAGGGTGTCCGCCTTGTAGAGTACCAGAAGGCCCGTGAGGTTACCCCGGGCGTCCACCCATGGATATCCGACATGGAGGACAAGACCATCCGTGGGGAAGCCTGTTTCAGGGCCGCGCTGAAACTTAAAGACGAGGGTTTCTACCCTGATGTCATCATCGCTCACCCGGCATGGGGGGAGTGCCTTTTCCTGATTGAGGCTTGGCCGAAAGCCAAGCTGGGCATTCACTGCGAGTTTCATAACCCTATCCACTTCTGTAACTCTAAGTTCGATCCTGAGTTTGCATGGGAGCGGGAGAACCCAGACACCCTGTGCCGTCTTCGTCTTCGTAATATGAACAGCCTATTCAACCTTGAATTGGCGCATGAGGCCATCAGCCCAACTCACTGGCAAGCCAGCCGTTATCCGCCCGAGTTCAAGCACAAGATCTCGGTGGTGCATGAGGGCATCGATACACAAGCCCTTGTCCCCAATGACAATGTGGAGCTGATCCTCAATGATACCCAGACCCTCCGCAAAGGGGACGAGATCGTAACTTTCGTGAACCGAAATCTGGAACCATTCCGAGGTTTTCACACGTTCATGCGGGCGCTTCCCGATCTCCTCAAGCGCCGCCCAAAAGCCCGTTTCCTTCTAGTTGGGGGAGATGGGGCCAGCTATGGGTCTCCTCCTGACAAGAGAAGGTACGGGGTCTCCAGTTGGAAGGAGGCCCTGATCAATGAGGTCCGCCCGAAGATTAACCCAGATGATTGGGACAGGGTTTACTTCATGGGCCACATCCCCTACGACAAGTTCATTTCTCTCCTCCAAATATCTTCTGTCCATGTCTATCTCACGTACCCTTACGTGCTTTCATGGAGCATCATGGAGGCCATGAGCGCCGGATGCGCGGTCGTGGTGAGCAATACCCAACCCTTGTTCGAGGTCGTGACCCACAACGTCACCGGCCGCATGGTCGATTTCTTCGACCACAAAGCCCTGTCCGAAGAGGTATGCTCGCTTCTTTCCGACAAAGAAGCTAGAATTGAGCTTGGTCGTGCAGCACGGAAATTCATCCAGTCCACCTATGACCTCAAGGCCATATGCCTTCCGGCACAGGTAGACTGGGTTGAGAGAACGGTAGCCCACGGCGAACGCCTGTTCCTATCCAAACCCGCCTGACCCCAAGGAGACCACCATGCGCAGCAAAACTGGCACCCCTTCTGTAGCCACCTGTGAATCTATCGAGAACCAAGGCGACGTCCCGTTCAAAAAAACTGAGAACGTAGCCACCCCTTCCGTGGTGAAAGGTCTGAAGTCCGGCGAGCAAACGACTCGAGGTTTCGGCCTTCAGATGCGCCCCACGAAATTTGTAGTTCGGTAAAAATTCCCGCCGTGGATAACTCACGGCGGGAACTCATTCCTAAAAGGATCACCTGTGTCGGAACTTTACTTTGTTGACAGACTGCTTAAGGTAGTCCGTGAGCGGCGAACAGTTGTTGCTGAAGCGATCACAGAAGGCTCGGTTCAGGACTTCGCCGCTTTCCGCCATCTGAGGGGCAAACATGAAGTTTGGTCCGAAGTTGAGCGCGAAATCCGCCTTCTGCTAAAACAGGCAGCTCTCGCCAATGACGAACTTGATACTCCCTGAGTACCTTGCCAACCTCCCGGCAAAGATCCCTGAACCAGAAACCCCGTCCATCCTGAATGACGCCTACGTCAGGGCAGAGGACCGGGTTCTGGACCCCACAAAGATCCCCGAAACAGTCCTTGCTCGCCTTCCCCAGCCCACGGGGTGGCGCATCTTGATCCTCCCATACCGTGGGAAGAACAAGATTGGCAGCGTATACGTCCCCGACGAGTACGTGGCGGCGCAGAGCCTCGCCACTGTGGTGGCGTATGTCCTTGTCGTAGGCCCAGATGCTTACGCCGACAAGGCCAAGTACCCCAATGGCCCGTGGTGCAAGAAGGGTGATTGGGTCACCATCGGGCGCTACGCCGGGGCACGTTTCCGCATTGATGGCGGCGAAGTTCGCATCATCAACGAGGACGAAGTCATTGCAACCATCGCGGATCCTGACGACATCAAGCATGTCTGATACCGCGCACCAAGGAGAAAACCATGGCTGAAGAACTTGAAGGTTCTGTCGAGGTAGAGATTGATATCTCTGAAGAAAAGGACAAACCGTCTGCTCAAGTCGTTGAGAAGAGAGAGGAAACCTCCTCTAAAGGCGACATGGAGGAACAGTCTGAGAGCGTCAAGCGGCGCATCGACAAGCTGACCTACCGCCTTCGCGAAGCGGAGCGCCGTGAGCAGGCCGCTATCGACTACGCCAAGGGCATCAAGAACGAGATGGACAGCCACCGCAGCCGTGCGGACGTGTTGGACAAGACCCTTGTTCAGGAGTTCGACAACCGCCTGAAGATCCAAGAGACCTTGGCAAAGGACAAACTCAAGAACTCCATCGACATGAACGATGTCGATGGGCAGATCGAAGCCCAGCGCATGATGGCCAATCTCGCTGTGGAAAACGAGCGTCTCCGGGTGCAGAAGGTTCGCCGCCAGCAGGAAGACGCGCAGCCTAGGTCCGAGGTCCCCGATTTTTCTCCACCCCAGCCCGAAGCCCGCCCCGATCCAAAGGCTCAAGACTGGGCCGATAAGAACCCGTGGTTTGGCAACGATGAAGCCATGACTACGGTGGCCTTCCACATCCATAAAAAGCTTGTGGAATCAGAGGGTTACGACCCGACAAGCAACGATTACTACGGGGAGATTGATCGTCGCATGCGCTCCGAGTTTCCCCATAAGTTTCAAGGGTCTAGGTCTTCCTCCCCGGTTGCCTCCGCCCGCCCCGGAGCCCGCCCGGACAGCCGCAGGCAAGTAAAACTCACCCCAACTCAGGTCTCTATTGCCAAGAGGCTTGGAGTTAGTTTAGAAGAGTATGCAAGGCATGCTCAGAAGATCACAGGTTAAGGAACCAGCTATGGACCGTACCCCTCGTTCTGAGACTACCCGCGCCAAGTCTGCTCGTGTACAGACTTGGAAGCCCCCGTCCTCTTTGGACGCACCACCCCCTCCTGAGGGGTACACGCACCGTTGGATTCGCGTAGAGACCAACGGGTTTGATGACCGGAAGAACTTTTCCGCCCGCCTTCGCGAAGGCTTTGAACTTGTTCGCGCCGAGGAACACCCGGACTTCGTGGCCCCGACTATCCAAGATGGCGTCCATGCTGGCGTCATTGCAGTGGGGGGCTTAATGCTAGCCCGTTTTCCTTTAGAGGTGGCTTCCCAGAGGAACGCATATTACCGCCGACAGGCTGCGGACCAGCTTGCTGCGGTAGACAACGATCTCCTCCGTGAAAGTAATCCATCTATGCCTATCATCAAACCTGAACGTCAAACCCGGGTTACGTTCGGTGGCAATCGTTCCACTGAGTAACTCCCTTCACTAAGGATCTGAGCAATGGCAAATATCAATGCCTCGTTCGGGCTTCGCCCGTATCGTATGCTTGGAAGCGGCGCGAACACCAATGGTGACATTGTGTTCAACATTCAGACTGCGGCAACTGCCGGTTCTTCCAGCGTGATCTATCAGGGCTCTCCTGTTATCCCGCTGTCGAACGGCATGATCGATATCGTCGGCTCTGCTTCCGGTGGTACGGTCCCCCTTCTGGGCGCGTTTCTTGGCTGTAACTACATTGACCTCACGGGCAAGCCCCGCTGGTCTCCCTTCTACCCCGGCACCGCCGCATGCTACGCGAACTCCATCGCTACGGGCATCGTCTCTGCCAACCCTGATCAGGTCTTCCTGATCAACTGCAATGCTGCGGCTGCGGACGCTCTTGTCCATGCCAATGCCGACTTTGCTACCGCGACAACCGGCAGCACAACCTCGGGCCTGTCTGCGGGCAAGCTCGCCGTCTCGACGGCTAACACGACCAACTCGCTCAACCTCCGTATTCTTGGCTTCGAGGACACTCCTGCCAATTCGGATGCTGCGTCTGCCGGTCGTCTGGCTGTCGTCCTCCTCAACAACCACTTCTACCGTTACAATGCTAACGGTACTGGTGCTGGCATCTAAGGGAGTTTGAACAATGGCAATCACTCGTTCACAACTCCTTAAGGAACTGGAGCCGGGCCTCAACGCCCTCTTTGGTATGGAGTACGACCGATACGACAACGAGCATACCGAGATCTTCGACACCGAGTCTTCGGACCGTGCGTTCGAGGAAGAGGTCATGCTGTCTGGCTTCGGTCAGGCCCCTGTGAAGGGCGAAGGCGCGGCGATCACGTACGATACGGCTGGTGAAGCTTTCACTGCCCGCTATACGCACGAGACCATCGCTCTCGCGTTTGCGATCACTGAGGAAGCCGTTGAGGACAACCTCTACGACAAGCTCAGTTCTCGCTACACCCGCGCTCTGGCGCGTTCGATGTCCAACACCAAACAGGTGAAGGGCGCTGCCACTCTGAACAACGCTTTCTCGTCCAGCTATCTGGGCGGCGACGGTGTTTGCCTTGTGAGCAACGCGCACACCACCACTGGTGGCGGCAACTGGTCGAACACGCTGGCGACTGCGGCCGATCTCAACGAGACCTCGTTGGAGCAGGCCCTGATCGACATCGCGGCGTTCATCGACGAGCGTGGCCTGAAGATCGCTCTTCGCGGCATGAAGCTGATCCTGCCCCCGGCACTTCAGTTCACCGCCGAGCGTATCCTGAAGTCTGAGCAGCGCGTCTCCACCAGCGACAACGACATCAATGCGTTGAAGTCGGGTGGTTACATGCCGCAGGGCTTTGCGATCAACCACTTCTTGACGGACCCCGATGCTTGGTTCGTCAAGACCGACGCCCCCAACGGCCTGAAGCACTTCGTGCGTAGCCCCCTCAAGACCGCCATGGAAGGCGACTTTGAGACTGGCAACGTCCGCTACAAGGCCCGCGAGCGTTACAGCTTCGGCTGGTCTGACCCCCGTGCGATCTACGGTTCGCCGGGCGCGTAAGCGTAGGGTTAAGACCTGAGTACTAGGGGGGACGGCCTTGTGCCTCCCCCCTTTTTATTGTAGCGTTAGATAGTCCCTGACTGCCCCACGGCAGACAACCCAAGACAGGAGATCATCATGGGCACCTCAACTTTTTCCGGTCCTATCAAGGCCGGTCCGATCAAGTTCACGACCGGCACAACCCTTGGTCAGGACGTCGCCAACACCGGCAACGTCGTTCTCATGCAGTCGGAGGCCGTAACGCAGGCTGGCCCCGGCGCTGATGGCGTCTACACGACAAGCATCGTCCTCCCTGCCGGTAGCACCATCACCGACATCAAGCTCTACGTGGGCGTTATCTGGAGTGGCGTTGCCTCCACGGTTGGCATTGGTACCACTGCCTCTGCCACAGCCCTGACCGCAGCTTCCGCCGTTGCCGGTGGCACCCTTGGCATCATCACCGCCACTGCTGGTGCTGATGCGACCCGGATCGGTAACTGGTACAATGTCGGCACCGTTGACGTTCGCATCAAGCTTACTTCGACCAACACCGGTACGGGTACCGGCTATCTGGTTGTCAGCTACGTGCAGCCCGGCGTCATCAACCCCTGATAGGAGGCTGTAATGGCTGACACAGTCGCCACACAGATCCTCTTCCAAGGGGACAAGGTCCTTGTGATGAAGTTCACCAATGCCTCTGATGGCACTGGTGAAACCAACGTCAAGAAGGTCGATGTCGCTACGCTGGCTTCCTACAAAGGAACGCCCTGTGTGGGTGTGCAGATCGACAAGATCTACGGGCTGACCCATGGTCTGGAGGTTCGTTTGCTGTGGGAAGCCACGGCGAACGTCACCATCCTGACGTTCCCGCAGAATGCTGCGCAAACCATGGACTTCAATGAGTTCGGTGGTTTGGACAACAACGGTGGGGCGGGGAAGACAGGGAACATCTTGTTCTCCACGCTCGACGCCACGGCGGGAGACACCTACACAATCATCCTAGTTATGCGAAAGCTGTACTGATGACTGTCGGGGCTGACATAATATGGAATGTCATCCTGACCCTAGTGGTAGGCCCCATTGTCTGGGGCCTATCCTACGTCAACAAGCGCGTCGATACCGCCGAGGCCACGCACAACAGCCTCTGGAAAGCCATCGCCGAGACCCGTGAAAATATCGCTAGGTCATACGTCACCAGAGATGACCTCCATCACGACCTCGACCGAATCATGCAGCGGTTCGACCGTCTTGAGGAAAAACTGGACCGCTTATCGGGAGCAAAAACATGATGAAGAAGCCTGCAAAAAAGAAAGACAGCCTTGCTAGCCGCGCTCGCGCGAAGGCTCTTGAGGACAGCATGAAGGCCGCTCCCACCCGCCGTGCGATGGCGTCGGACAAGCCACCCACCCCTCCCCCAGCGGCAATGGATGCCGCTTCAGCCATGCCTCGTAGAGGCGCTCCTCCCGCAATGGCTGCTCCTCCGGACATGGCAGCTCCTGCGGGCATGGCTCCTCCCGGTGGTGCCCCTATGGGGATGAAGAAGGGTGGTAAGGTGGATTTCTCAAAGATTGTCCGGAACACAAAGACTGGTAAACTTTCTGAGAAACCCGGCATGAAGAGTGGTGGCAAGGTCCCCCCCAAGAAGGGTGGCCTCATGGTTATGATTGCCATGGGCAAGAAGAAGGGTCGCTGACATGGCCAAGAAACCTTCCAAGGCCCAAGCCAAAGTAGGCAAGGTCATGCATGAGTTCAAAACTGGAACTTTGCACACCGGGTCCAAGAAGGGGCCAGTAGTCAAGAACCGCAAGCAGGCAATCGCCATCGCCCTCTCCGAAGCGGGCAAAGCCAAGAAGGGTAAATAACATGGCCAGTAAATCACCTACAGGCTTAATGAACATCGGCATGTGGGAGAAGTCCAAGAAGGACCTCTCACAGGACAAGAAGCTTGCAAAGAAGCGTGGCATGACCACAAAGCAGTGGGAAGAGTCGGAGGCTGATGTGAAGCACGATACTCAACAGTCAATGAAGGGCCTTAAGGGCGGCGGTATTGCTACTCGTGGCAAAGGCATGGCTCTCAAGGGCGGCGGCATCGCCGTAAAAGGCAAGGGTGTGGCCCTCAAGGGCGGCGGCATGGCCACTCGTGGCATGGGCGCGGCCTACAAAAAGGGCGGCAAGGTGTGCTGAAGGGTGACCTAGCATGACAGTTTCAGGCACAAAATCGTTCGAACTCGACGTCTCCGATTATATCGAAGAGGCGTTCGAACGCTGCGGCGTGGACGTACGGACGGGCTATGAGCAGCGCACGGCCCGTCGTAGCCTGAACCTGTTGCTTGCTGAGTGGGCCAACCGAGGCCTGAACCAGTGGACCATTGAGGAAGAGATCATCACGGTCACGTCGAGCAGTGAGCACTACACACTGTCGAACTCGACCATTGATATCATCTCCGCAGTGGTCCGGTTTACCACAAATGCCGGGACTCAGACTCAGGTTGACCTGACACTCAACCGTGTCAGTAGGGAGTATTACCTTAATATTCCCAATAAGTTAACACCGGGTCGCCCTGTCCAGTTCTTTGTGGATCGGCAAATCACCCCAGAACTTTACATCTGGCCCAAGCCCAACACGACCTACTATGTCGTCGTCAACAAGCTCGTCCGCTTGGATGATGCGGCAGCGGGCATGAACACCCTCGCCATCCCGTTCCGCTTCTACCCCTGCTTGGCGGCGGGGCTGGCTTACTACATCTCCATGAAGAAGGCCCCGGAGCGTACGCAGATGCTCCGTGCGGCCTACGAAGAGGAGTTTGAGCGCGCTGCCGGGGAGGACCGCGACCGTGCCGGACTCAAACTGACGCCCGTGCAGAACTTCTACCGGGTGGTCTAGTATGAGCGCCTATGCCAGCGGCACAAAGTCAAAGGCAATATGCGACCGGTGCGGGTTCAAGTACCCGTACACCAACCTCCGTAAGGAGTGGCAGGGCCTGAGGACTTGCACCGAATGCTGGACGCCGAAGCACCCGCAGCTTTCCCCCATCTACCCACCCACAGAGCCTCAGGCTTTGATGAACCCCCGCCCTGACCGCTTCGAGCCTATCGATGTCCCCGTTGGTCAGGACATCTTCCCCTTCATTGGAAGCACGTCTACACAGATCATCGTGTGCGTCGGGCTCGTGACGATTACTATTGGGTGACCCATGGCATGGACCTACACAACTCTGGTGCAAGCCCTCAAGGATTTCACCGAGTACAATGAGACCAGCTTCAACGACAATATCAACACGTTCATCAAGAACGCCGAGGAGCGGCTGCTTTATGCCGTCGATCTTCAGGTCTTCAGGAAGAACGTGACTGGGACCTGTACTGCGGGAAACAAGTACCTCGCTGTCCCCAGTGACTTCCTGTCCCCCCTTGGTTTGCTGATAACGTCGTCTGGATCCACCGTGTTCCTGATGATCAAGGACGTCGAGTACCTTCAGGAGTACAACCCGACTGGTGCGCAGGGCGTTCCCAAGTATTACGCCTTCTTCGACATCAACAATCTGCTGTTGTCCCCGACCCCGTCGAGCGCCTTCTCTGCCGAGCTTCATTACTACTACCGGCCAGAGTCCATCGTGACGGCGGGCACGAGTTGGCTTGGTGACCATGCCGAGCAGGCCCTGCTTTACGGCAGCTTAGTCGAAGCGTATACCTTTATGAAGGGCGATGCGGAGCTTCTTCAGCTTTATAACAACCGGTTCCTTGAGTCTCTGAACCGTCTGATGAACTTCGGCGAAGGCCGCGAGGAAACCGACGCATACCGCGACGGCCTCATTAGAGTGAAGGCCAACTGATGCACGTAGAAGCAGCACAGACCGGGACGTTCAGGGTCGATGTCGAGACGTCCGACAACGGAGGCCACTCCCCGGAGTTTTGGGCGAAGAGGGCTGCGGATCGAATTGTGCAGGCTGCGGACACCACGCACCCGGCCATCCGCGATCAGGCCAATGCCTACAAGGCTGCAATCGAACTCGTTGTGCTTGACCACATAAAACGTGCTATAAAGTGCGACAGATCAACGGTCAGTTATCTGGTATCAGAGGCTGGTCACCCCAAACTGGCTGAACATCTTAGGAGGCTGTAATGGCTTTTACCGGAAACTTCATGTGCACCTCGTTCAAGCTGGAGTTGCTGACGGCGATCCACGCCTTCACGACCACCGTTGCTCGTGGTGCCACGACCGCAGACACGTTCAAGATTGCCCTGTACACGTCCTCAGCCACACTTGATGCCTCCACGACGGCCTATAGCGCCACGAACGAGGTTGCCTCTGGCGGCGGCTACACGACGGGCGGCAACACCCTGACCAGCCCTACCACGACTTCTAGCGGAACCACGGCCTACGTTGACTTTGCGGACTCCTCTTGGACGTCGGCGACCTTCACTGCTCGTGGCGCGCTGATCTACAACTCCACGCAGACCAACAAGTCCGTCGTGGTCTTGGACTTCGGTTCTGACAAGTCCGTGTCAGCGGGCACCTTCACCATTGTCTTCCCGACCAACGACGCCAGCAACGCCATCATCCGCTTGGCGTAACCTCATGCGAAAGGGGCGGGCCAATGGCGACTGTGTATCTGGAAGATGGCCGTCTCGCAGATGAGTTCGAGATAGGGCCGGAGCCGTATGTCCTCAAGGATGCGCTAGTGATGCATCCGGAGGAGTACGCCCTATTGACGGCTGAAGATATCTCCGCAATGAAGCGGAAGCGTTATGAAAACTGGATCGCAATTATTAATTCGCCCCCTGCGGACGTGCCCATTGAGGATGCATCTGCTGATCCTGCGGTGTAGAAATGGCAACATACACATGGATCGGCGGAACAAACACTTGGAATACTAGCAACACAGCCGTCTGGTCTCCTTCTGGCGTCCCTACGGCAGCGGATAGCGTTGTTTTCAATTCTGCCACGACCTACACCGTCACAATGACGGGTGTGCTGAGATGTTTAGATATCACGGTGTCTGCTGGCACAGTGACGTTTGCTACAGGGACTACGCCTACGCTTGCCGTCAGCGGCTCAATGTCCCTTATCGCAGGAACTGTGTGGAGCAGTACCGGAACGATAACCTTTAATGCCACATCAGCTAAAACTATAACGTCTGGTACCACCACCATAAATGGGAACGTGACGTTTAACGGGTCTGGCGGATCTTGGCAACTTCAAGACAATCTAACTCTTGCATCTACCCGCACTTGCACACTTTCTGTCGGAACCCTTGATCTTAACAGTAAGTCGTTAACAACTGGCCTGTTCTCGTCCAGTAACTCGGGCGTTCGTACCATAGCGTTTGGCACAGGAAACATCACCTGCAACAGCACCGCAGGCGGCACAATTTTTACAACATTGACCGTAACTAACCTGACAATTTCAGGGACACCAACGGTTAATATTTCAAACTCTGGGGCTGCGGCAACCACTGTTGCTTCTGGCACGACGACAGAAGCAACGGCCCTGTCTTTTAACATTACGTCAGGGTCGTACACTCTTACGTCCCCGAATTTTTTCCGGTCCTTGATTTTTTCTTCGGGTTTCACAGGAACATGGACCCCTTCGGCTCAGGCTCTCACCTTCTTTGGGGATGTAACGCTCTCTTCAGGCATGACCTTTGGCGGCGGCAATGGCGGAATCACTTTTTCGGCCACTTCCGGCACACAGACTATTACATCAAACGCGAAGTCGTGGGCCATCCCCATAACTCAAAGCAATAGCGGAGCAACACTACGACTTGCTGACGCTTTGACGCAGACAACCTACCAGTATTTGCACAACAGCGGAACTTTGGACCTCAACGGAAAAACCCTGACTCCCGGTACGAACTACACTACGGGAGCCGGGACGAAGAACATCACCTTCAATGGCGGAACACTTTCCTGCGGGAACAGCTTTAACAACGCTGTTCCTGCGGGGTTCACCACCACTGCCGGGACAGGGACCGGCAAAATCAGCATGACTAGGGCTACTGCCCAGTCCTTTGCCGGGGGCGGCGCGACCTATAACTGTACTCTGTCCAATGACGGCGCGGGTGCATTGACCATCAGCGGCAGCAATACGTTCACCACAATCGCCAACGGGGTCCAACCCACCACCTTTACGTTCACCTCAAGCACCACCCAAACTGTCACGAACTGGTCCGTCTCCGGTTTGTCTGGGCAGTTGGTTACGATCAATTCTTCAACGGCGGGCACTGCCGCCACTCTCTCTAAAGCAAGTGGAACAGTTTCCTCGAACTACCTGTCGATTCGCGACAGCACCGCCACGGGCGGGGCAGCATGGTATGCGGGTGCGAACTCTACAAACACCAGCAATAACACAGGGTGGATTTTTACCTCCCCCCCGATAACCGCAAATGTCACAGGCGTCTCCGCAACGTCTGCCGTTGGCACCCCACTCACAGGCGTGGTTACGCCCGTGGCTGTCACAGGCGTCTCCTCCGTCACCGCTGTCGGCGACGAGGTTGCGCAGATCGACACTTCTTTTGTCGTCACGGGCCTATCCTCTACTTCCGCAGTTGGGACCGCAGTTGCCAGCGGCAGTACGGCTGTCGCCTTCGACGGATGGAACCGGACACTTGGGTGGGGCATAGGGCCGTTCGGTTCCGGTGCGGCCACAGTAGGCCTTGCTACGGGAGAAGTCGGCACACCCACTTTCCTGATTAACTCCGACGTCCTGCTGACTGGCGTGGCCTCCACGACCGCTGTCGGCACCTCTACCGTGACCCTCCTGTCCACAGCCCAAGTAACAGGCGTGGCCTCCACGACCGCCGTTGGATCTCCCACGGTCGATGTTAGCGCCACCTCGGATGTCACCGGACAGTACGCCTCTGGCGAGGTAGGCACCGTCACAATCGACTTTACCGTTCGCATCCCTGTCATCGGAGTCACGGCAACGGGGTATGCTGGGGACGTAACGGCGGTAGTCGATTGCTCCGTCCCATTGTCCGGGGTCTTCGCCACGGGGTCCGTTGGCAATAGTCTGGTGGAAATCAACGCCTCTGTTTCCCCCACGGGGTACGTGGCTACGGGGTATGTTGGTCAGGTCACCGTAACCGTTAACGCCATCGTCAATCTTGCGGGCGTCTACGCAACAGGGTATGTTGGTCAGGCTCTCGTTTGGGGGCAGATCATCCCGGGGCAAACTCCCGCTTGGGCCGAGATAGACCCCACTCAGTCTGCTTCGTGGACCCAAATCACCCCATCCCAGACACCCGTCTGGACCGAGATATCTGCCTGACGGCTAAGAGGACACCATGACCAGCACTTACTCGTCTAACCTGAAGCTGGAACTGATTGGAACTGGCGACCAGTCCGGTACGTGGGGCGCGACCACCAATACCAACCTCGGCACCCTTCTCGAGCAGGCCATCGCGGGCTACTCTACGCAGACCGTTGCCGACACAGCGGGGTCCACGGTTCTCCTGATCTCCAACGGAGCGTCGTCCACGGGCCGAAACCAGACCATCGAGCTTATTGGTACCCTGACCGCAGGGCGTACAGTTGAGGTCCCTGCTGTCCAGAAGACCTACACGTTCTTCAACAACACCGTTGGCGGCTTTGCCGTGACGGTCAAAGTCCTTGGCCAGACCGGAGTCGTTGTTGTCAATGGCAAGAAGGCCATTGTCTACGTCAACGGCACTGATGTTGTTGAGGTCGTCAATGCGGCAGTCACCGAAGCGGGTACGCAGACCCTGACTAATAAGACCTTGGTTGCCCCAGCCCTCGGCACCCCGGCTAGCGTCACGCTGACCAATGCCACGGGTCTCCCAGTGGCCACAGGTATTTCAGGTCTTGGTACAGGTGTCGCTACGGCGCTCGCTGTCAATGTGGGCACCGCAGGGTCTCCTGTGGTAAACGGTGGTGTTCTCGGTACACCATCCGGCGGCACCTTAACCAACGCTACGGGTCTCCCCCTTGCTACCGGTGTTACAGGCACTTTGCCCGTAGCCAATGGTGGTACCAATGCCATTACGGCTAGCGCGGCTTTTAATAACCTTTCTCCTGTAACTACGACGGGAGATCTGATTATTGGCAACGGCACCAATAGCGCGACACGGCTGGGGATTGGGGCAAACGGCTTCGTCTTGACATCTAATGGATCTACAGCAACGTGGGCAGTTGGTGGTGGCGGTAGCAGCTCTACCGGTGCTAACATCTTCCTTGCGAACAACTTCGGAGGCTTCTAATGGCTATGACCGCTACTCCCGTCTTCACCCAGACCCCCAACGTAGGCGCCCTCAACGCCATCCTTTCTACCGCCATGACGACGACATCAGCATTTGATGGGACCGCAGCCACCGGCACCTCCATGGCTTTGGTCTATACGGCTGGAGCGAACGGGTCCCGTATCGATCAGATAACTGTCCGGTATGCCTCAACGAACGGTGCTGCTGCCGCAGGAACTTCCTCTGCAAGCGTCATCCGCTTTTGGATTAATAACGCATCCACCAATACCACTGCCACCAACAACATCTTCTTGGGCGAAGTTCTCATGGCAGCGCAGACTGTCACCGCCGCAGGAACTACGGTACTTCCTATCGGTGCCGTGTCGATCCCTGTCGGTGGCCTCAATCTCCCTGCCGGGTACCGTATCTATGCGGGCTCGACTGTGGCGGCAGGCGGAACCAGCATAGCTTTCGCAGTCAACGCTATCGGTGGAGACTACTAATGACTGTCCCCGCGCAGACGTCTTCTTTCAATAGTAGGCTCCCCCCAAGGGGGGCAACTGTGAAAAATATCCCTAACCGTGCGTCCTACACGGTTACTTCGGATGACTATGGGGTCATTCTTAATTTCAACGCTGGGGCGAGTAGCACCATTCAGGTGTACCTCCCATCCGCTGTTCAGATGGGTTCTGGGTTTAATTTCCAAGTCTGGAATAACAGGGTTGGTCCGGGTGCCTACGTTCAGTTAAACCCCATCTCTTCGGAGACGCTTGACTATCAGACATCTTGGCTCATGGCTTTTAGCCAGAGTCTTTGGCTTGTCTCGGACGGAACAAGGTGGACCTTTGCAAACCAGAGGCAGCTCCGCTATTACGCGGAGCAGATCTCTATCACGGGGGTCAATAACACCCCCGTCTATACAAGAGCCATCTGCAATGGTGACTACAGCGTTGCCATCGGCCAAGGTGCTTCCTGTAGCAGCACGGGTGGCGCAGCTTTTGGTTATGGGGCTTCTGCCTCTGGTGCCAATTACTCTTTGGCGCTAGGCACTGCCTCGAATGGGAATGGGGCGTCCTCAAACGCAAATGGTGCCATAGCTATTGGCTCATACGCCGCCTCAGCCGATTCCTGCGCAATCTCCATCACTACAAACTCAACCTCATACGGGGCTCTTGGTCAAAGCTCTCTTGCGGTGGGGACATTTGCCAAGGCAAACGCTGCGTATTGCTACGCAATCGGATACCTATCCTACGCAGCAAACAACTCTGCCATCGCATTTGGGGACAACGCAACAGCGACAGGCAATGCAAGTGTGGCTCTTGGCCCATATGCTTCTGCCACCACGAGCAACAAAACGGCCATAGCTAACTCCTGCAAGGTAACTGTCGGTGATTCGCAGCGGGGTCTTTACAACGTATTCGTCAACACCTCCTCGGCGACTCCAGCTATACTGACCGGAGACGGCACCGGCACCATCCTTGGGACTAACCAAGTTACCCTGCCCAACAACTCGGCTTACGCCTTCGACATTATCCTTGTGGCCCGTCAATCTGCCGCTGGCGGCACCGCCTCTGCCGCTTGGAATATAACGGGTCTCATTCGGCGGGAGGCAAGCGCCGCGACTACGACACTGGTCACTTCGACCACAACCGTTATCAGCAATGTTCCGGGGTGGTCCATTGCGCTTTCTGCCGATACCACTGTCGGCGCTCTAGCCCTCACCGCCACAGGTGCGGCAGCAACCGACATACGTTGGGTAGCTGCTGTGACCACGTCTGAAGTTGTCGCGCCCTAAGGAGATATCATGGCCATTCAAGTAGATCTGCCCTCGTCGGAATATGGGATCTCTTTCTCAGGAGCATACTTCCGCATCGTCCTAGTCGCGGTTTCTAGGACAATAAATGCAGAAACCAGATTTGTGGTGATGCTTGACGTCAATGGCTACGCCAGCCTTCCCCCAGATGAGAACACCCGCAGCGTTGACTCTCGTCGCTATCACGCCTCTTTATCCGAAATTGAAGGTCAGTCTGGCGCTGACTTCCTGTCCAAGTGCTATGCATGGGTCATGTCTCAGCCGGACATGGTTGGCTCTGTTCCGGTATAACTATTGAGGTGATGGGATGCCGTTTCAGAAGCTCCAGTTCCGCCCGGGTGTCGTAAAGGATGTCACGGGCTATACGAACGAGGGTGGCTGGCGGCTGTCCAATCTTGTGCGCTTTCGCTTTGGCTACCCCCAGAGCATTGGTGGCTGGTCGAAGTACGTTTCTACCAGCTTCCTCGGATCGTGCCGCGCCTTGATTAACTGGGTGACCCTGTCTTCTCAGAATCTTCTTGGTGTGGGGACGAACCTCAAATACTACCTCGTGCGTGGCGGTGAGTACTTTGACATCACACCCCTGCGTATCACAGTCACCCTGTCTGGTCCCTTTACCGCGACCACGGGGTCCCCGACCATCGCGGTCTATGACGTTGCTCACGGCTGCGTCAATGGGGACTTCGTGACCTTCAGCGGGGCGACCTCTCTTGGGGGAAACATTACGGCTGCGGTGCTAAACAAAGAGTACGAGATCACCTACATCGATGCCGACAACTACACGATCACGGCGTCCGTTTCAGCCTCTGCTTCGGACACTGGGCATGGCGGATCCTCCGTCTCTGCGGCCTACCAGATCAATACAGGTCTTGACACGCAAGTCGGGGGCACTGGGTGGGGTGCAGGAACCTTCTCTACGCTACTCACCTACACGCTCACAAACCCCCTTACCACGAGTTCAACAAGCCCCATCGTAACGGTGGCCCATACCTCCCACGGCCTTGCCACTGGGAACTATGTAGCCATTACCTCGGCCTCTGCAATTGGCGGCATACCCGCTGCCTCCCTGCAATCGACGTTCCCAGTCACAGTAATAAATGCAAATAGCTACACCATAACCACTGTGACAAATGCCACTTCCATAGTGGCCGGTGGGGGCGGATCTGTTGTCTTGATCTACCCCAATGGGTCTAGGGCATGGGGCAGCGCCACGACTGTCAGCGTCGGCAATAGCCTTCGCCTTTGGGCGCAGGACAACTACGGCGAGAACCTCGTCTTCAACATCAGGAACGGCGGCGTCTACTACTGGCAGGCAAACACAGGCCTCACCAGCCGGGGCGTCCTCCTCTCCTCTTTGTCCTCGGACCTACAGACCCCGGACATTGCAACACAGGTCCTCGTCTCTGATCGAGACCGGCACATCATCGCGCTTGGGGCCAACTATGGGCAGGGTGGGTCGCAGGATCCCTTGATCATCCGGTTCTCTTCTCAGGAAGACCCCTACACGTGGACCGCACAGGCCACCAATACGGCTGGAGACCTTCGTCTCGGCTCTGGTAGCGCCATCATCCGTGGCGTTGAGACCAAGCGCGAGATCATGGTCTTCACGGACACGGCAGCGTACTCCATGCAGTACGTTGGACCCCCTTATACCTTTGGTATTCAGCAGATTGCGACGGGCATTAACGTAGCAGGCTTCAATGCCTTTGCCACCGTTGACGACACGGTCTTCTGGATGGGCAAGAACTCCTTCTACGTCTACTCCGGTAAGGTGGATCCCCTGCCCTGCCCCCTACAGAACCACGTCTTCACCAACTTCAACATCACGCAGGGCGACAAGGTCTATGCGGCGGTGAACACTGAGTTCAGCGAGATCACGTGGTTTTACCCGTCGTTGTCCGCCGAGGACAACGACGTCTACGTCACGTTCAACTACCTTGAGAAGGTTTGGACCTACGGAACCATGGCCCGCACAGCGTGGATCGACAGTGGGGTGAACCAGTACCCCATCGCCGCCAGCGTGGACAACTACCTCTACAACCACGAGATTGGCACGGACGACGGCAGCACCAACCCGGCTTCTCCCTTGAACGCATACCTCGAAAGCTCGCCCATGGACCTTGGCGAGGGCGAGAAGTTCTCGTTTGTGCGCAGGGTTATTCCGGACGTCACCTTTGTGAATGCTACCAATACACCTCGCCTCGACATGACGTTGAAAACCCAGAACTACCCGGGGTCCAACTACGCTGACGACGTAGCTTCCCCCGTTATTCGTACGGCCACGGTCCCCGTCGAGCAGTACACGGAAGTAGAGAACGTGCGCCTTCGTGGACGGTCCGTGGTCCTTCGCATCGAGAGCAACCGTGTCGGAACTAGGTGGGTCCTTGGCTCCCCCCGTCTTGAAATCCAGACTGATGGGAGGCGCTGATGGATGTCCGCCTTGTCCCGCCCATCTTCCCCCGGCCCCCAAACCAGTATGATGTCCGCTACCTATCTGACCTTGTTCGAGCCCTCGGATCCCTTGTTACCTACATCCGTGCGGTGGGTGAAGGGAGACAGACGACTATTGTCCTAACAAACCTTGCTAGCAGTGATACCGGTCTCGAACCCGGTACCATCTTTCAAGTCAATGGGGCGCTCCGTGTCGCTCTCTTGTATTCGCCATATGTGTCTGGATCTTCGGCCACGGCCCGTGTTGGATCGGTCACTGTAACGACCTGACGTCTTGTGTTAAGACCCTCATCAGGGTAATTTGTCCCTGACACGCTCATAGGAAAAGTCCATGCAGGGCGACCAGCTTCTCAAAAATCCGGACTTCGCCAAGACTTTGGAGAAGTCACCCTTCAAGCCTCAGGACCTCCCGAAGCTTTCAACGTCCATTGCTGACGTTTTCCAGAAGATGAGCCCCGAGCTTCGGACCAGCATGAAGGCTGCTATCCAGACTCTGGACGGCTTGTCCGTTCAGGAGCTGAAGGCCCTGTTGGATACGCTTGATCGCATCGACAAGAACAAGGCGCAGTACCCGAAGATCATCGCGCAACTTGTTCAAGCTGGAACCATCCAGCAGGGGGACTTCCCGGAGAAGTACGACTCCAAGGTTATGATCGCCACTCGCGCCCTGATTGCGCAGGCCGTTCTCAAGAAGAGCGGTCAGCAGCCCCCCGGCTATGCGAAGGGTGGCATCGTGTCCCTCAGGGATGCTGCCAAGAAGGTGCAGGCCGGTGGCCGCAACGGCGACGGCATACTGGCCCACATCAACTCCCGCGAAGCGGACATGCTGAAGCGCGCTGGTGGTAGGGGCTCTGTTAACCCGAAGACGGGCTTGCGGGAATACGGTTTCAACTGGGGTAGCCTTCTCAAGGTTGCGGGCACGTTTGTTGTCCAAGCTGCGGCCTCTTACTTCTTGGGACCTGTTCTTGGCGGCGCTGTTGCTGGTGGTGTGTCCAGCCTTCTCTCTGGCGGCAAGCCTGCCGATGCCCTGAAGAGTGCGCTTATCGGCGGCGCTATCGGCGGCGTCATGGCCGGGATCAGCAGTGTCTCCTCTGGCGGCGGGTTCTTTGAGGGAGCAATGCAGGGCGGCAGCTTGACGGGAAGTACCCCCTATGAGACGTGGCTGTCGAAGGCGGCGTCTGGAACAGAGGTCGGGAAGACCGTGTTCCCCGATAACCCTGCCGATGCCCGCCTTGCACAAGCACAGGCCGATGCCAACTCCCTCAAGCCCACGGGTAACACGGCAACAGGTGCGGCAATCGGCATGAACGAGCCCGCTGCTGCCACCGCTGCTGGCGCAGTCAAACCCGCTACCGAGGCCTCATCCTTCGACAACCTTACGAAGTGGGCCAGTGCAAACAAGCTTCCCCTGATCGGTCTTGCCGGTGCGGGTATCCTTGCCGCTGACAGCATGACGAAAGAAGAGACCAAGCCCACCGGGCTGGTCAACACTTCGATCACTGGCGACACCCTGCTTGCTCAGAACCCCGAGAAGTACGGGTTCAATATGGACAAGTTCACAGGCAGGGACCCCAGTCGGGAGGTCAAACCAACCGTTGCTGCGGGCAACTACGTCGATACGCCGATGCCCAACAAGCCCCCGCCAAACTTCTACGACTACAGCAAGGTCCAGTACCCCAACCTGTTCAGCAGCTACCAGCAGCCCCAGTACGCCCAGTCTGGGATCCTCAGTGCGGCGACAGGTGGGTCCATCCGGGGTCCGGTCAACGGTCCGGGGACCAGCACCAGTGATTCCATTCCTGCCCGACTCAGCGACGGTGAGTTCGTGATGACAGCGAGGGCTGTCCGTGGTGCGGGCAACGGCGACCGTAAGGCGGGGGCCAAGAACATGTATGACCTCATGCACAAATTTGAACGGCGGGCCTAACCATGGTTGATACCACTGTCCAAGAACAGATAGTTTCGGAGTCGCCGGAACTTGCGGCTCGTAAGCTTGGCATCATAGATGCCGCAAAGAAGCTTGCCGAAAAACCGGCAGATCTCCCGACTGCGCAAGTTGCGGCGATGACCCCGCAGCAGATTGAAGCCATCAAGATGGCGGGCAACGGGATCGGATCCTATGAGCCCTTCATCAAGAGCGCGGGTGATGCGTTCACGAAGTCTGCCGAAGGGTATGCGGGTCTCCCCCAGTACGGCCTTGCTGGGATGGACATCGCCAACACCACGGGAGCAAATGCTGTCGCCGGGACAACGGCATATGCTGACCTAGGGGCTCGTCTGGCTGTATCCGGTGCGCAGAACTACGACCCCACATCCTCTGCTGCGTACATGAACCCGTACCAGCAACAGGTGACGCAGAACGCCGTTGCTGAGATGAACCGTCAGGCTCAGATCCAAGCGGCGACCAATTCCTCTGCGGCGTCGAAGGCCGGGGCTTTCGGTGGTAGCCGCTTCGGTGTCCAGACGGCAGAGACCAATCGCAACCTCGCCGAGGTCCAGTCGAAGAAGATCTTTGAGGACTATTACAACAACTACGCGCAGGCCCAGAAGGCCTCGATGGATGCGTGGGGGCAGCAGCAGACCAGAGCCCAGCAGGCGGGGACCACGGCCCTTGGCGCAGGCACCGCCATTGGAAACGTCAACGTCGCTGCCGGTACGCTGGGGGCCAACGCTGCGAACAACGCTGGCAACTTGCAGTACCAAAGCTCGCAGGGGATCGAGAGTCTTGGGAGGGATACTGCGGCCCTCGGACAGCAGCTCTCTGGCTTGCAGCAGGGGGATACGTCGTTCCTGTACAACGTCGGGCAGAAGCAGCAGGAGCAGAAACAGAAGGAACTCGACACGGGCTACAAGAACGAGATGACCGCAGCCTACGAGCCCTATCAGCGCATCTCTTGGGTCAGCGACATCTACAAAAGTACCCCGTCGTCGCAGCAGAGCATCTCCGCGACATCTGCGCCGTCAGCGTCCTTCGGATCACAAGTTGCTGGCGTTGGAACTGCGCAACTTGCTGCGTACAACCTCTTGAAACCGTAGGTCATGGCTATGAACGATCCCACCCTCAACCGCCCCATGTTTCAGCAGAGCCCCTCTGCCGCTTCTGCTTCCTCCTCTCCTTTGATGCCGTCGATGGGTATCGGTGGGATGACGACGCCTGACCAGAACGCGATGGCCCTGCGTAACATGTTCACGCCGCAGGCTTTTCGTGGCGGCGGTGAGGTCGTTGATGGCGTGGCTCATTTTGCTGAGGGGGATGAGGTTGTCATTCCGCAGCGTAGGTATAGCGGCACTAGTCCGGACCCATCCGACACTCGCAGCTACCGGGAGAGGTACGGTCTTCCCGCACTAAGCCAGTTTCAACGCGACATTGGCTCTGGTATTGACACTGCCGTCAACGCAGTTGTCCCTGACGAGAGGCCCGCAACCCAAGAACAGAAGGACCTCGGTGAGGGCCGGATGAAGGCGATGTCCGACGCGATCAAGGCACAGAGGGCGACCATGGAGGGCGTCGAGGGGGCACGTGGCCGTGTCATGGAGAGAACCTCTGCCGCTCCCCCCAAGCCGAGCTATTTTGGCAGCAGCGACTCCGCGACATTTGACGCGCAGACGAAGGCCCGCGAAGAGTACGATGCCGAGACGTTGAAGCAGGCACAGGGGAACCTTCCTCCTGCTCCTCCCGACCCGGTTAGCCCCGAGGAGGCGGCGGCTGCAAAGCTTCGCGCTGCTACTCAGGAGATGCTCAAGGCACAGGTTACAGGTCGGTCCTTTGCCGATGAGGCGACAGATAGCGGTATTGCAAAGATGGGTATTGCTCCCCCGATCTCTGCTGGGATGGGTACCGGAGCGCCTCCCCCTCCTCCCCCCAACAAAAAAGACGAGCCTATCTCCACGAACCTTGAAACCATTCGGTCTCGCCGCGAGGCTTCTGACAAGCAGCGCGACGAGAACAAGTGGATGGGTATCCTTGCTGCGGGTCTCGGCATGATGGCCAGCAAGAGCAGGACTGCGGCTGGCGGTATTGGTGAAGGTGGGTTGCAGGGTCTTCAGACTTTTGCCGGTCTTGAGAAGAACCGTCGTGAAGACGAGGCAAACCTCCGTCGCGAAGACTACCAGCAGCAGCAGCTTGGTCTCCAGAAACAGCAGTTTGGTCTGGCGCAAGAGCAGCTTGCGCAGCAGAAACAGATCTCCATGGCGCAACTGGAGAAGGATCCGGACACGGTTCGCCTGTTCCGCGCCCTTGGTGGAGGGGATCTGCAAAGGGGCCTCAACATGTATCAGGCCGATGGGAAGTTGCAGGCTGCGAAGGCCATCATGGACAACTACATGGCCACCCCGGAGGCAAAGAAGGATGCAGAAGCCTACATCCAAAACGCCCTTCGGAGGTCTGGGGAGGCCACCGGTTCCGCTGGTTCCGCTCCCCCGGCCGGAAGCAAAATCATTCCCCTGAACCAGCTTGGGCGGTAGTTGAATGGCCTATTATGTGGCGCTCCCGGACGGAAACTATGTCGAAGTTCCGGACGACGTCCCGCAGGACGTTGCCCGGGGCAGGATCCTTCAGGCCTACCCGGCTCTCGAACCAAAGCAGTCGGCCTTCCGTCAGGTTGCCGATATTCCACTTCAGGTGGCGAAGGGCGCAATCGGGGGTATCGGCAGTCTTGCTGAGGCCTTCGGTGCGAACAACCCTGTCGCTCGTGGCCTGAACACCGCCGAGGACTACGTCTCCAGTTACCTGTCTGCTCAGTCCCGCAAGGATACTGATGAGATGGGCCGGATCATGGAGGAGGCCAAGGGCAAAGGGGTTGGCGAGAATGTTCTTGCTGCGGGGAGGGCTTTTGCCGTCGCTCCCCTTGACCTTATCGCTCAAGGCGTTGGTTCGTTTGCGGTTCCTGCCGGGGTTGGCGCCCTGTCGAAAGCCGCCAAGCTTGGCAGTGCCGCTGACAAGTCGGTAAGGGGGGCGACTGGAGCCGGGATGGTGGTTGGAGCAGTGAAGTCCTCCATCTACGAAGAGACTAAAAAGGTTCTTCTTGAAGCTGGTAAAACACCCGAGGAAGCCGAAGCTGCCGCCCAACAGGCGCAGGCGTATGATGGCAAGAACCTCGACCAAATCTTAGCTGGTGCCGGTCTTGGCGTCCTCGAAACCTTAACCGGTGTGGACAAGATCTTCAGCGGTGTAAAAGCCGCCGGGGCAACTGGACGCGGTCTTGCTGGCCGCGCTGCTCGCGGATTTATTACGGAAGCCCCACTGGAAGGCTTGCAAGGGGGGCAGGAACAGCTTGCCGCCAACTTGGCTGTGGGCCGTGAAGGGTTTGACCGCGACCCCTTCCAAGGTGTCGCTGGCCGCGCCGCTTTGGACGCCATTGTCGGCGGCATCACGGGCAGCGCCATCGACGTCGCACTGGGCAAGCGCCCCGGTCCGCCGACCACGGAACAGCAGCCGCAGGCCGAGATCCCTGCCGGGACACCGGAGGGCGGTCCGCCGACCACGGCCACTCCTGTTGTCGATGACGAGGAGGGGGCCAAGATCCGTGCGGCCAATACCCCCACCCTGTTAGACATGGGCTACGACGCTCCGACCATCGCCTCGATGTCTGTTGCGGAGATCCAGAGGGTCGTCGCTGGCGGGATCATGCCCACCGAGTACGTTCCTCCGACCATGGCCACCCCTGCTGAGACCCCTGTAGCCGCCGAGGTTGAGCCTCCCGCTGCCGCCACTCCCGCTGCCGCCACTCCCGCTGCCGCCACTCCCGCTGCCGCCACT